AATTTTATCAAAGAGTTAGAAGAGCAAGGAAAAAATAGTATTGATTCTAAGAAGAAAAAGATAGATTCTTTATCTCTTGAGTCGGAGGGTTGTTCAATAGCAAATTTAGCTATCGAGGGGTCTATTGAAACTTTGATTGAACAACAGGAAAATTTAATTGGAGCAGGTGAAAAGTTATTAAAGCTTAACAATTTGAAAGGTAAATTATCCAATAAGGTAACAACCCTTACCAAAGAACATAAGTTCTTTACAGATAATACGGCATGCCCTACCTGCACTCAACCAATAGAGGAAGAGTTTCGGTTAAATAAAATTAATGACGTTCAAACCAAAGCTAAGGAACTCAAAAAAGGTTATCAAGACCTTGAAGATACCATCAAAAAAGAGCAAGACCGAGAGCGTCAATTCAATCAATTATCAAAGGAGATTACTAAACTCAATAATGGCATTTCTAAAAACAACACTAAAATCTCTGGTTTTCAACGACAGATCAGAGATTTGGAATCTGAAATTCAAACTACTACCGAACGATTTAAGAATAGAAATACTGAACATGAAAAACTAAAAGAGTTTAAAGAGAATCTCCAAACAACAATCGAAGAACTATCTGAGAAGAGACAAGATATCAATCATTATGATTTTGCATATTCTCTTCTGAAGGATGATGGAGTCAAGACAAAAATAATTAAAAAATATTTACCATTTATCAATCAACAGGTAAATCGATATCTACACTTGATGGATTTTTATATCAATTTCACTTTGGACGAAGAGTTTAGTGAAACTGTTAAGTCACCTATCCATGAGGATTTTTCATACTCTTCTTTTAGTGAGGGAGAGAAGATGCGTATTGACTTGGCATTACTCTTTACTTGGAGAGAAGTTGCAAGAGTTAAGAACTCAGTCAATACAAATCTATTAATTATGGATGAGGTATTTGATTCATCTCTTGATGGATTTGGTACAGATGAGTTTCTTAAAATTATTCGATATGTAATCAAAGGTGCAAATGTTTTTGTTATATCCCATAAGACTGAATTGAATGATAAGTTTGAGAGTGTATTGACCTTTGATAAAGTTAAAGGATTTTCAACTATGGTCTCTAGGGAAATCACAGGAGAATGATAAAGATATTAGTAACAGGACATGAAGGATTCATCGGAAGTCATGTATTCAGTCATTTATTAGAATTAGGTTTTGATGTTGATGGTCTAGATAGACCAGATGATATTGGAAATTTTGTAGATGTTGGATGTGCAGATTATGATCTTATAATACACCTTGCTGCTTATGCTGCACTTCGAGACAGTATAAAAAATCCAAACAAATTCTGGGAGAATAATGTTGAAAAATCTAAACCCATTTTTGATTATTGTAGAAAGTATAATACTCGGTTGTTGTATGCAAGTTCTGCTGGTGCACATGGTTGGTGGCACAACCCCTATGCCATAACAAAAAAAGCAAACGAACTCATGGCACCACCTAATAGTGTGGGTATGAGGTTTTTTAATGTATGGGCAGAGGAAGGAAGTAGAGTTGACATGCTATACAGAATGTTACAAGAAAATACCGCGAAATATATTACAAGACATAAAAGAGATTATATACATGTAAATGATGTTGTGACTGCAATAGCACATTTAATACCTAGTTCATATAGAGGTGTTATTGATGTGGGCACAGGAGAGTCAGTTTCTGTAATGGAAATTGCAAAACTGATGGGTAGAGATCTTCCTATTAAAGAGGACACACCAGGAGAACCAGATTCTTTATGTGCAGATACAACAGAGTTATGTAAGTTGGGATGGTCTCCCACGATAAATATATTAGATCATTTAATTACATGAACTTAGAAGAAGGATGTCATTCACTTAAATTAGAATGTGCCTTGAGGGATCTAGGATTTGTAGATATTGGATGGAAATGTGTAGCACATGCAGGTATATTTTTTGTACAACCAGTTGGTATTCCCGATGACCCAGAGGGAGACTTACTTGGATATCATATTACTGTACCTTATGCAAGAAATTATAAGAAGATAAAAATGCTTTCAACAGCAAAAAAAGCACTCGATTATGCTCAAGGAATATGAACACACCTAACTGGCAACACCACTCCAAGAAGGAGAAAAAACGAAAACTTAAACCACAAGCTCTACGTTCTGCAAGAGAGAGACGTAGACAGTTATTAAAGTGTCTACTAAACCCTCCCAAGCGGAGGGTTTCTTTGTATAATGAAGTATATCAGACAAAGATCCCATGACAATCCAATACGAAATCAAATCACAACTTGCTAAACTACTTGCCACAGAAGACCTTGTTGTAGAACACAAGAAAGTTGAGACCGCATCGTTTAATGTTGTAAGTAGAGTATTGACTCTACCTATGTGGGAAAATACAACAGAACAAGTTGTTGATATGTTGGTAAGTCATGAAGTAGGACACGCACTCTATACTCCGAATGAAGAGTGGTATAAAGAATATAAAATCAATCCAAATGTTGTTAATGTTGTAGAAGATGCTCGTATTGAGAAGTTAATGAAGCGTCGTTATGATGGTATCACAAAAACTTTCTACAAAGGATATACTGAACTACACAATCAGGATTTCTTTCAAGTCAAGAAAAAAGATATCACAAAACTAACTCTCGCTGATCGTATCAACTTATTCTTTAAGATTGGATCACATTACAGAATTTCATTCACAGATTATGAGCAGACACTTGTAGATCGTGTTGGTTCTTGTGAAACATTCCAAGATGTATTGGAAGTATCTAAGTTAATCTATGAATATTGCTTAGATGAAATTGAAAAGAGAAAGCAAGAGCAAGAGACAGAGCAAGATTCTGAATTTGAAATGGAAGGAAATCAAAATGGTCAAGGTAGTGGATCTGGATTTGATGAAGGTGAAGATGGTGAAGGTTCATCTGAAGATGCAGAATCTTTATTAGAAGAAGAATCTGGTGATGGTGATAATGGAGAATCACAAGAAGCAAAATCTTTTGGTGGTGGTATGGGTATTGGTAAAAACGATAGTATGGTTGAGACTGCTGAAAGTCTTGAGCAATCTATTAAGAATCTTGCCAGTATGGATGGTCTAGAAAATCACTATCTAGAATTACCTGATGTTGATATTGATCAAATCATTATTGATAATGAAGTCATTCATGGATTATGTGATGCTCACTTTATGGAGATTCGTAAGGATCTTGAGGAAAGAAGTAAGATTCAAGGTTCTGAAAGAGATTGGATGTCTTATAGTTTAGAAGAAGCACTCAGTGCTATGAAACAAGCAGATACAGAGTTTCTTAAGTTCAAGAAAGAAGCACAGAAAGAAGTTAATTATCTTGTCAAAGAATTTGAGATGAAAAAGTCTGCAGGTGCTTATGCTCGTGCTACTACAAGTCGTACTGGTATTCTTGATACAAGTAAATTACATACTTACAAATACAACGAAGATCTATTCAAAAAAGTTTCTATTCTTCCAGATGGTAAAAATCATGGGTTGATATTTATTCTTGATTGGTCTGGTTCGATGGCTCGTGAGATGTTAGATACTATCAAGCAACTTTATAATCTAATCTGGTTTTGCAATAAAGTTCAAATACCTTTTGAGGTTTATGCTTTCACCGAAAACTTCCCTAATGTAGATGAGGAAGGCATGGCAAAGCAATCTTATGAACCAAAGAGTGGATTGTTTAGAGTCAGACCAGGTTTTAGTTTGATGAATATATTTACCAGTAAGGTTCGTGGTAAAAATTTGGAGAAACAACTAATTAATTTCTTCCGTATTGCGATATCATTCCGTAATTACAATTCACATAGACTTGTTCCTCATGGACTTTCATTATCAGGAACTCCACTTAATGAGTCAATCGTAGCACTACACAAAATCATTCCACAGTTTCGTAAAGAAAACGGTGTTGAGAAAGTTAACTGTGTAATTCTTACAGATGGTGAAGCATATCAATTAAACTATCACCAAGAGGTGAAGAGAGGATGGGAAGACAAACCATACATGGGAGAGCGTTCAATCGATAACAGTTGTTTCCTTCGTAATCGTAAGACAGGTAAAACATATCGAACAGGTGACTCATGGACTTCATTTACACCAGTTCTACTTCAAGACCTTCGTGATACCTATCCTGATGTAAACTTTGTTGGTATTCGCATCATGCCACCAAGAGAACTTTCAACTTTTCTTCGCATCAATTGTGATGATTACAATAGTCCAGAGGTTGAAAAGCATAGACTTAATTGGAAAAAGACAAAAGCAGTTGCAGTTAAAGGATGTGGGTATCATGTTTATTTTGGATTATCATCTAGTGCCCTTGCAAATGATTCTGAATTTGAGGTTGAGGAGGGTGCAACTAAAGCACAAATCAAAAGAGCATTTACTAAGTCGCTTACTGCTAAAAAGATGAATAAAAAAATCTTAAATGAGTTTGTAACTATGATTGCCTAAATACTAAAAAAGTGTCTAGTGAAATGAAGACCTATAAAGAGTTCATGCAGGAGAGTAGTCTCTCTCGAATTAAAAGTAAATCTGATAAGGGTGGTATGGCCATCCTATCAGGTTCGAGGGGTGACAAGTCCAAGAAAGAGAATCAGGCAAGAGCAAAACAATTAGATAAAGATATTCGTGGTAAAGGTTTACCAGGTGCTACAAAGGTCACTGGATCGTATGTAGAGAAAGGTGATGATGGGAAAGAGAAGAAAGTCAAAGAGAGGTCTCATGTGGTGACCTCTGGAAAGATGGGTAAGAGAAAATTTAAGAAGACAGTTAAGGCACTTGGTAAGAAGTATGGACAAGACTCTGTGTTGACACAAACTAAAAAAAGTGGTACACTATCAGCAACTCGTAAAGGTGGTCTCGGAAAAGATAAAAGAATAGGTGTTGGTAAATTTAAACCACAGGGAAAAAACCCAGAAGGACAATCACAAATCAAAGGTAAAACTTTTACATACGGATGATGACACAAAAACTTTATGATGACTCCAATTGGAGAGAAGAATACAAACAATATACAAGTAACAAAAGGCATCTTGAACTACTTGAGAACGGACCTCATAGTCTTTCACAAGCTTGGTTATTGGGTGCATTACATAATGAATGGAAGAAAATGAAAGGATATGATAAACTTGATCCAAAAGAAAATAAAGGTCAGTTGCAATCTTCTATGAAAGATTTCTTTGAGAGACATAAGGATCAAGGAATCTAACCAATTAAAAAAGTGTCACATATAATGTTGTTTACATGTTAACTTACACTATAATAAGTGTATCGAACAAACAACTACATTATGACTTACATTCCCTTCACCGTTAAAATGACCGAAGATCAAATTACTGATAAGTTAAGATCACTCTACGGTACTGAATTTACTACAGCAGATATCAAAGCATTCTGCTCCATGAATGATATTCACTACAATACAGTTACTAGAAAATTACAGAAATACAAAGTATCCAAAGGTAAGTGGAATCTTGAAGTTACTCAAGAAGCAGTTGAGCAGATTGAGAAAACATTCAACGCACCATCTGCACCAGTTCAAGAGAAGAACTTAGTTCCAGTTCTAGATGAGACATTCGTTCCTTTTGGAAGTTTCAAAGATGTAAAGAATATAATCAAATCAAAACAATTCTATCCTGCGTTCATCACAGGGTTATCTGGAAATGGTAAAACATTTTCTGTTGAACAGGCATGTGCCCAACTAAATAGAGAGTTAATTAGAGTCAACATTACAATCGAGACAGATGAAGACGATCTTATTGGTGGGTTTCGCCTTGTTGATGGTAACACTGTTTGGCACAATGGTCCAGTCATCGAATCTTTGGAGAGGGGAGCTATACTCCTTTTAGACGAGATCGATTTAGCATCTAACAAGATTCTATGTTTACAATCTATTCTTGAAGGTAAAGGTATCTTCTTGAAGAAAATAGGTAGATGGGTAAAACCTGCTGCAGGATT